ATTTACCAAAATACGCCAGTGGCTCAGCTATGATAAAATTATTTATAAATAATCAAGAGGTGGATTTAAACCAAAAGGATGTCAATGTAACTATTGATTATTCTATTGAGAACATTGAGCTTGGTAACATATCGGGAGCGCACTCGAAAAGGAATGTAACATTACCAGGCACAAAGACAAACATTGAAATCTTTGAAAACATTGAAACGCCAAATGTCATTGTAACCAATGCTTACAAGTTATTACCTGCACGGCTGGAGGCAAACGGCGTTCCAATTCTCACAGGAAAAGCACGTTTGGATTCAGGCGAATTGAATGCCATGAACCACGGATTCAAAGCGAATAATTACAAGGTTGCATTGATTGGAAATAATGCGGATTGGTTCGCAGACGTGGGTAACATCTTAGTCAGGTCATTGGGCTGGCAGGATATAACAGTATCAACCGCGACGGTTAAAACGAATTACAATCCTTTGACTTCGGAACATTGTTTCATCTTGATGAAATGGAAAGCGTGGGAAAACGAAACGTACATTGTTGACAATGAGTTGACGCCTGCTATTTTCATTTGGCAAATACTGGAAAAGGCATTTCAAAACAAAGGATACCAATTAAACAGCATCTTTAAAACCGATCCTTTCAGCCGTTTGATTATTCCAATGGGGCTTAATCTTGATGCTGATTATATAAAAGACTTTGTAAACTTACGGGCTTCAAATCCTTCGCCTTCGTCCTTCGTTTATTCCTCAGGTGATTATGGCACGGTTGATATTACATTTACAAATGAAACCACGTCACCCAACTTTGACACTGGGGGCAATTATTCAGGCGGCGTTTATACCGTGCCAATAAATGCGTTGTATGAATTAATCGCTGAGTTAAACGTTACATTAACGGCTTCTATTGGTGACTTAAACCAATTTGCAGAACTTATTCTTTTCTTTGAAGTCAATGGAAATAACGTTTCAACGTATGATTTAACAAATGAAACATCGTTAAATGATTCTATTGCGCTTGAATTCCTGGGTGACTTAGTGGCAGGTGACTTGGTTAAAATGCGGCTAAGGTACGAGAACGTCACATTCAACTTAGTTATCGGTGGTTCATTCTCCGTGGTTGCACAAAAGGAGGGATTAGAGCAAGGCGAAACGGTAAACTTGGAATACATCATACCTAATTCATGGTATGTCAAAGATATTATTGCGGACTTAACAACCATTTTTAATTTAGCATGGGAGACGGACGTATTAAGCAAACAAGTGTACGCATACCCAAAGGACAATTATACGGTAAGGTATCGAGCCAATGCAAGCGGAGCGATTACCCTTACAACGTTTGACGGCTTTTTTAAGGACACAAATAAGTACGATTTAAATACCCGAGACATTGATGGAAGCGAATTAACCATTCTCGATAATTACAAATCAAGTCAAGTGCTGGCGTATGCCACGGATGACGATACCACGAACAAAGAGGAAGCAAGGCGAGGCGTTAACATTTACTCAGGCGGTTACAACTTTCCAGAGGATCGTTTTCCAAATGGGATTGAATTCCTTTATACAAAGTTCTTCGCAAAAGCTATTCATATAAACGACGTGGCAATAACCACGGGTGGAACATACGGGGCGCAGATGCCTCTTGTTTTCGGTGACGATTATAATACCGTTCCCGATGCAGAACCCAATTATAACTTGGCACCTCGTTTGCTTTATTACGCAGGAAGGCGCAGCGGCTTAGACGGGTATGTTCGTTTGTATGATGAAGCAAGCTCGGCGGCTTCGGCTTTTGATTTTCCTGCCGCGTTCATGGTTAATTACAATGACCCGAGTGGCGGAGATTTTAACCTTTCCTTTTCCGACGAGGTCACGAATTATACAAATGTGATGCAAGGCGTTTTTAAAACGTTCCACCTTCAAACGTACAAACGCATTGAACTCGGTAAGCAATATACAACATTTGTCAAATGGGAAAACAAAGACATAACGCAACTGTCATTCAGGCGCAAGGGAATGATTGGAAGTTCCAATTTCATTATTCAGGAACTTGAATACAATCCCAAAAGCAATAGCCCAGCGCGCACGGTGATTTTATACGATGAAAAGCCAAATGTAAATGACTTAAGCAAAGTAAGCAATACGATTACACTGGCAGGCGCACCGCCGCAAGGTGGCACGGTGACAGGATCTGGAAGCGGCTTGGTTGGGGCAAATGGAGCAACGGTAAACATTCAGTTATCTTATACGCCGTTCCTTAATTCAAATACCAATGTACTTGTATTACCCGTCAACTCAGGCATAACGCAGGTAAGCAACACGAATGCAAATGTACTTGTATTTCAGAACGGGCAAAAGTTGATACCAACCATTCAGTATATTATTGGCGGCTCAACCATAGGAATAAACATTGATACTCATTACGATGGGGCAAATTATGAAGTTATTGTAAACGGCGTAACAAAGGGATAATGTCAAAAGTAATAGGTTTTCAAATAGTAATAGACGGGCTCGGCAAAACGGTTGAAACGGCAACGGAATTAAAAAGAGCCATTGCCGACGTAAACGCGGAAATCAAGAAAACAACCGACGTTCAAGAAATCAAGAAACTTGAAGCGAAGTTGGTTGACTTGAAGGCGGCGCAAATGGAGGTTAACAAAGTTGTTAAGGAGCAAATCAAAAGCCGCAACGAAGAAATAACCGCAACCGACAAAGCCAACGGCGCGTATCGCAAGTTAAGCAAAGAGTTGAATGACCAACGCAACCGATACAAAGATTTGGCGGCGGCTGAACAGGAATCAAGTCAGGAGGCAAAAGATTTATTGGTAAGTATCAACAACCTCGATAAAAAGTTAAAAGGCATTGATGCCACGGTTGGACAATTTCAAAGGAACGTCGGAGGTTATACCGAGGCATTGGGGCAATTTTTCCCGAAGCTTGGGGGAACATTAGGACAAGTGACGGGTACAATAGGAGGATTATCTCAGGGAATAAATGGATTAACTCAAACCACGGGAGCATTTAATAAATCGCTCGGCGCTATTGGAATAGCATTAACTCTTTTTAGTGGCATATCTGAAATATTTCAAAGTATAAATGAATCGGTTGCTGAAACAAAAGAGTTATCTAATCAGGTTGCAGGATTTACGGGGGCAACAGGAAACGTATTGACTGACTTTGTAAGCAAGTCAAAAGCAATATCAACCACATATAAAAAAGATGTAAATGAAATAACCGTCGCAGCCAACACGGCAAGCAAAGCATTAGGCATTGGTTTCAATGAGGCATTGGACGCCATTGAGGCAGGATTTAGAAAGGGCGCAGATAGTAATGGGGAGTTCTTGGACAACCTAAAAGAATATCCAGCGCAATTTGCGGCGGCTGGATTAAGCATTAAAGATTATTTAGCCATTTCAATCGAGGCGGCAAATCAAGGTATTTACTCAGATAAGGGCTTAGACGTTGTTAAGGAATTTGGATTAAGAATTAGAGAACAAACAAAAACTTCCAAAGACGCATTGATAGGTGCATTTGGCGAAGAATTTACAGGAGAGTTATTTGAAAATTTAAACAATGGCTCAATAACAACCGCCGAGGCTTTGTCCTTAGTAAGCGGAAAAATGGGAGACACTGAGGTTGCAGGCGATAAATTACAGACGGTTATTGCAGATGTTTTTGGCGCGGCTGGCGAAGATGCTGGTTTGGCTTACATTCTTTCGTTGGAAAAGATTTTAAAAAATACTGACGATGTAACAAAATCAACAAACCAATATCAAACACAACAGGAAATTCTTTACCAAACAAACTTAGACTTGGAAGCAAGTCAATCAGAATTAAATGAATCATTCACAAAGTTTGGTGGAGAATTTACAATTATATCCTCTAAAGCAAAGATATTTTTCAATAACTTATTAGGAGGTTTACTTGATTTTGCAAATGAGTTTCCTGCAACCTTAAAAGCCATGGGCGCAGGATTAACGACCTTTTTTACTACGGGAAGCATAAGCGGTGCATTGAAAGCGAATCGAGATGTATTTAGAGCCGAAAAACAAAAGATAGATAAGGAAGATAAGTTAGCTATTGAGAAAGCTGAAAAAGATCGGATTGCACTTGAAAAGCAGAACGCCGAAGAACAAAAGAAAAGATTAAAAGCTCAAAACAAAGAGTTAAGCACCACGGCAAATAAAGGAGGCATGGACGCGGCAAAAGAATATGCGGCTGGTTCCCTTGCAGCCCTCGAAGATGAACGAAGCAAATTGCAAACCGCATTTTCCAACGCCGTGGTTGGCGCAGGGACACAGAAAGAACTGGCGGTAAAGTTGAACGCAATTAATAACCAAATTAAATCAGCGGTTGAACAACAAAACCAAATCTTAGCAGATGCGGCGCGTGGTAACTTGCTTAACAACTTAAAAAACGCGGAACAACTTGCAACCTTGCCATTGACGACAAAGCCGCCAGAATTATTAAAAAAAGAGGTTGAAGATATTCAAAAGGTATTTAAAGAGGTTACAAAAAACGCGGACGACTTTAGGGACGAACAAAAGAAAAAAGAGGAACAAGATTTAGAGGAACGGGCAAAGAGAATTGAAACTTATTTGCAAACCGCTTCTTTAGTCACCGACTTTTTTTCCACGGTACAGCAAGCGCGTTTTAAAAAGGATGCTGACCAATTAAATGAACAAATCGAGTTAACGGAAGAAAATATTGCAACGCTTGAAGCCAAAGCAGAAAAAGCAAGTGGCATAAAAAAGAGGAGATTAGAAAAAGAAATTGTTCAGGAAAAGGCATTGTTGGAATCAAGAAACAAAGAAGCCGAAGCATTGCAATTAAAAGCGGCGAAGGCTGAAAAGAAAATAGCCATTCTTCAATCAATAATACAAGGGGCTTTGGCGGTAAATAGGGCTTTAGCCGTTCCACCTGGTCCGCCATTTACTATTGGTTCAGCCATTTCTGCAGGTGTTTTCGCAGGAATACAAACGGCGACGATTATTGCCCAGCCCCTTGCAGAAGGTGGAGTTGTCACGGGGCAGCGGGTGAATCAAAAGCAAAACATACCAACGCGGTCAAATGGTGACAATGTTCTTGCGTATGTTAAGCGTGGTGAGGTTGTATTGAACCAACGCCAACAAAGTTTATTAGGTGGTTCTCCCACATTCAGGAAACTTGGTATAAAAGGTTTCGCGGAAGGTGGCATGGTTCCACCGATAAGCCCACCGATACAAGGCTTAGGTTTACAGGGTAACATGAACGAATTTTTGCAAGTCATGGAGGCAAAGACAGACGCGATAAACAACAGGATAGACAGGTTGCAGGCATACGTTGTGAGCGAAGACATTGCGCGCGATCTTGCTGAGGGAAATAAATTGAAAATAAACGCCACTTTATAAATGTGTAATTGCATGAAGACAGATAGCATTTGGGGAGAGCTTGGTTCACGCATTCCAGAGGAATACAAGGCGCAAGTTATCGCCACGGTAAATAGGACATACAGGGTTTTAAGTATTGACCCGAACGACATGGATTATTTGTTCAATGTTTATAACAATTTTGTAAACCATTACGAGCCTGAGCGGCGTAATTGTCCCGCGTGTCGGACAAAAGTCGTTGGTAAAATGAGGCAAATAGTACAATATTGGAACGAAAATGGATGAATTTCAAATGATTAACGAAGATTTATTGCAGGATTTTACTCATGAAATCTTGAATAAATACAGTGCATTTTGCCAAAAGGAAGGCATTGTACCCAGCTTCTTTCATCTTATTTCCTTCCTCGTTAAAACCGACGTGGTAAAGGAAAAGACGGTGGCGAAATATATGGTCATGCACCTTTACCCAAATAGCCTTTATTCAAATGATTCAAAAATGGATGCCATGATGGAAATAAGCATACGAACGGGTATTTCAAAGAAGCACGTTTATAACATGGTTCAGCATCCTGAAAGGTTTGGTTTTCAAATCAAGCAAAAAAGAAAAGATAAAAAGAAGACCGAGTAATTTTGTAAATAAATTATTTTTATTTTATGACATACGCCGATTATCCAGATGCTGCAAAGAACAACGCACGACGCGCACTTGACCACAAAGAAAAGAATGGTTCAGATTGCGGCACGCTTGTTGGCTGGCAACGGGCAAATCAAATTGCCAATGGTGAAGGCTTATCGGAAGAAACGGTTCAACGCACCTATTCATTTTTAAGCCGCGCGGAAACGTATGACCAAGGGAAATACTTTGATGAAGATGGTTCGGAGATTTGCGGCTCAGTAATGTACGACGCATGGGGTGGAAGTGCCATGAGGGATTGGGCTGAGGCAAAGTACAAGGCGATACAAAAGGACAAAGCAAAAAACATGGCAAAAGTAAGTATAGATATTTTAGGGGAAATTTCGGAATCGGTTAATTCTTACAACTCGGTAAGAACTAAAATTAACCAGGCGAACGGGCAGCCAATTAATTTGACAATATCATCGGGAGGTGGCAGCGTCACTGAAGGCATGGGTATTGCTGATTTAGTTGCTAATTACCCGGAAGAAACCACGGCAACAGGAATCGGCTTGGTAGCAAGCATTGCAACGGTTGTACTGTTGGCGGCTGACAATGTAAAGATGACTGAAAACGCCTTCATGATGATTCATCGCCCTTGGAGTTACACGATGGGTAACGCCGACGAGCTTGAGGCAACGGCTGAATTATTGGACAAGATGGAGGCAAAGTTACTTGACATTTACACGGCTTCGGTTATTAAACGCAAAGGAGACCAAAAGAACCTAAGAGAAATTATTACGAATATGATGGCAGCCGAAACATGGCTGACCGCTCAGGAAGCATTAGAATTTGGCTTCATTGATGAAATTGTGAAAGTTGGCGAAAAAAACATAGATATGTTACCGTTGCAAAATAGCCTAAACAAGTTCTTAAATGTACCAGCCGCATTATTAAACAATACAAAAAAAGAAGATGAAATGGGTAGTTCTATTTTAGAAAAAATCAAAAGCCTTCTTAATAGCATAGACGAAACTCCCACCGTGGAAAATGTTATTGAGGAGGAAAAAGTAATGGAGGAGGAGCCAAAAAACGACGAGGTGGAAGTTGCTATTTCCATGCTCAAAGAAAAAGGCTACTTTGTATTATCACCCGATGAAATGGAGACAATGCACTCGAAGCAAAAAGAGGAAATGGAATCAATGTACAAGAAAACCGAAGAACAAAAGAACTCGATTACTGAAATTGAATCGGTTCTTGAAACATTGGGCAATGAATTAGTCGCACTTAGGGCGCAAGTTAAAAAAGGCGTTGGACTTCCTTCGGGCGGTTCGGCGCACGAAAAGGTTCAGGAAACAAAAGCGAAATCGAGTTACTTTGATTCTTTCGCTTCATTAGTTCAAACTAAAATCTCACAAAGATAATGGCAACAGCAAACGTTAATGGTTTTCTCGATTCAAACACATACATCGGGCAAAACAGCTTAAATCGCACCAACCCGTATGCAAATGCAAATGGAGTAAACGCGGAGCAATTATACGGTATCGATACCTTTGAGGATCGCATTCCCGTATCATTCACTTATGGCACTTCCTCAGCTGGAAAGCGTTTGAACTTTGCACCGTTGACAGGTGTAACAAGTGCAAGTGATTTTTACAAGGTTACCGTAATGGATGAATCAGGAAATGAGGCATACGCCAACTGGCAATCCTCAGCACCAACCGCTATTTTACAAATCAATACCTCAGCGTTAAACGCGGGTAATGATTGGAAAGTATTATTTGCCGTGGCAACAACCGCAGGCGCAAAAACAGAGTTTTCATTTGGCATTGAGGATGCTTTTGTTTTAACAAATACGTCTGCAACCATTTCTTATCCAAACCTTTAAAATTAAAAACAAATGGCATTAGTTGAAATAAGCCAATTAGACGTGTCCTTTAGAGGTACGGAGGCAAATAACATTTTTTTAGAACCAGTCTTTTTTGACGATGATTTACGCGGACAATTCCGTGTACTTGGAAACGTCGCGAATAAAAAGAAGATGGTTTTCGTACAACAGTTGGAAAACATTGTGCGCAAGTATTCAGGCTGCGGATTTAATCCAATTGGTGCAGTTGACATTTACCAGCGTACTATCGACGTTGAAAAAATGAAAGTGGATCTTGAAATGTGTTGGGACGAGTTCGAGGATACCGTTTTTGAAGAGTTATTGAAAACAGGTACAAGGCTTCCAGATGTTTCAGGAACTTTGATTGAAAATATTCTTTTGACCCGTACTCAGCAAGCCATAAGAAATGACATTACCCGTCTTTCTTACTTCGGTGACCAGTCTTCAAACAATCCTAACTTTGATTCATTAGACGGTTTTTGGACGGTTTACTATCCTCAATTAGTTGCACAAGACTTAGTGCCACGTTGCAACACTGGTTCAGGCTCTGACCTTGGCGCAGGTGACGGCTTCGCAATCCTTCGCGCGGTGTATGACCAGGCTCCTTTGCAGTTGAAAGGTTTACCTGCTAACCAAAAGGTGTTCAATGTTACGCAAAGCGTTTATTCTCAATTAAGGGAAGACATTGAAAACGGCGGCGGTGGTGACTACGGTTTACTTCAGTTGATTAACGGGGTTGAGCAATTCACCTTCCGCGGGGTAACCGTTATACCTCAATTCCGTTGGGACGATATTGCAACAGGACTTGGAACAACCAAACCGCATTACGTGGAATATACCACGCCGCAAAACAAGGTACTTGCGACGGACGTGTTAAGCCCTGAAACGGCTTTAGAACTTTGGTACGACCAGAAGGACGAAAAGGTGTACATTAAAGCGCGCTTCAAAATGGGCGTTAATTATATTCACCCATCTTTAATCAGCTTAGGCTACTAATCAAAACGAATGAGCGCAATAACAGGCGGTTGGCTTAATCAATGTACAGACGGAACGTGCGCTGGTGGTATTGGCAAATTTTATGTTGCCAATGCTAATCAGGTGACAAGCATTACCAACAACGCATCGGGAGCAACCACGGCAATAACAATGACTTCAACGGCTGCCGTGTTTTACGAGATTGAATTCAGGGATAACTCAGGTGCGTTCACGGAAACGGTGACGCAAGACCCAGACACTTTATCAGTAGCCATTGAGCAAAGTTTAACGGGAATCATTAATTGCCGCGATCAGGAATTACGCAACCTTATTCAAGACATGGCAAATCAGGCTTGCGGCTTGGTTTGTGTTCACGTGGAAAACACGGGTAACTATTGGATTTGGGGCGTTGAACTTGTTGGCGGTAAGAAAAGGGTTGCAAGGTTAACAAGCGCCGAAGGTTTATCGGGTGCATTGTTTACCGATTCAAATCAAGAGACGCTTACCATTACTTGTAGAACAACGAACAAAGCAAGGTACATCGTAAACGGCGAAACAGTGATGAACGCCTTAGATTAATAAAGTATGATAGTTAGAGAAAAAAGCAAACAAATGCTTTACGTGGGTGCAGACCTTTCGGGCAAAGCTGGCATCATTCGAAAAACTATCGGCGAACTTTCGCAAAACGAATTGAGGGCTTGGTATAAATCAAGCCCTCAGGACGTTGGGCAACACGTCATTTATACCCCTGAGAAAAAAAGCTATGAGCCAACAATTAAAGAAAATACAGGCAGTCCCGAATCGGAACAATCGAGTAAGTAAACAGAATCAAAGCCCTTTACTTGCTTCGGTTACCTTAGATACCTCCAATACCATGCTTGTAAAGGAGGACATTTTTAACGAGCCGTCACGGGAAAGGCTTGATTTTACAGGGGCAAAATGGGTGCGGTTCTTTACGCAAAAAGATGACTTTTTAAAGAGCCTTATAGCCATTGTTAACAATTCGCCGACGTTAAGAAGGATAATAGAAGATAAAACAAATATGGTCGTTGGTGACGGCTTCATTCCCATGATGGGTAAAGCAAATACATTGCTTACCACGTCAATGAAGGGTGAAGTTATCACCGACGATTCTTTAAGCGAAATAGAAGATGTTATTTCACAGGTTAATTTACATGGTCAAAATCTTCAGGAGGTTTTGGCTCAACTTGCGTTTGACTATGATGCTTTTGGGAATAGCTTTTGCGAAATTGTTAAAGGTAAAGTAGGCAGCGAACCATTTACTTATATTTACCATGTTCCAGTGTACAACGTTGGCATTCGAAAAGCCGAAGCCGATCAGCTTATAAAATCGGTTGGCATTTACGATAACTGGGAAGAGGTGCCACTTACTACCGACGGCGTATTTTACGAAAGCGAAGGATTCAGGGAAGTACCGATTTATCCTGACTTTAAGAAATTTGAAGACGGAACGCAAAGAAGCGTTATTCATGTGAAGCAATACGCGGCAGGCTATTTTTACTTTGGTTTACCTGAGTGGATTGGCGCGAAAATGTGGGCTGAGATTGAATATCGCATTCAAAGATTTAATACAAGTAAGTTTGAAAATGGTTTCATGCCTTCTGGGGTGATGCAATTCTTCGGCTCGATTACGCCTGACCAAGCAAAGAAATTGGTTGAAGGAATTGAAAGCAAGTTCACGGGAATGGGGAATAATCATAAGTTATTTGTACAGGTTCTTAGGGACGAAAAATTAAAAGCAAATTGGATTCCCACCTCAAAGGAAAGCGAGGGCGAATTTTTAAACTTGCAAAACTTGGCAGCCTCGGCGATTGTCGTGGCTAACAGGTGGAGCAAGTCACTTGCAGGCTTCGCCACGGAGGGGCAACTTGGAAGCAATCAACAGATACGTCAGGAAATGGAATATTTGCAAAGTACGGTGATTAAACCGCGCCAAAACTTGATGTTATCTAAAATAATAAATCCTTATTTAGCCGAAATTGGGCTTTATAACCCAGCCTTTAAAGATGTTCAATTCTCAATATCAAACACTTTACCCGTGTCATTCATGGGTGAAATAAAGGTTGAGGATAATTTGACGCAAGACGAAAAAAGGGAAATATTAGGTTATTCACCAATCGAAACAAATGAGCCAATTAATACAACCGTCTGAGGTTATAAGCGGCGGAGTTGCAAGACCAACGCCTGCAGACATAAGACTTGATAAAAGCCTTATAAGCCCTCACATTCAAGATGCGGAGTTTCAATGGATTGTCCCAGCTATTGGCGTATCTTTTTACGATGCCTTGGTTGCTGACAAAGGAAGTTCAACCGCATTCACGTCAACGGCTTATCAAGCGTTATGGAATGATCATTTAAAATCCTTTTGTGCTAACGCCGTGTTATACGAAGCAGCTCCGTACATGGTTATGCAACTTGGTACAAATGGGCTTTATACGCTTGATAACGAGTATGGGCAAAACGTGGGGGTTGACGGCTTGAAATTTTATCAAGACACGATGCTTCAAAGGTTAGGGGTAAAGAAGAAAAGGATTAAGGATTATTTGTGCACTTGCGCAAGTAATTTAATAGGCTTTATTCCGAGTGCCATTGGTTGCCCTGAGGCAACTTGTAATGAGGATGAAGAAATATTTGACATTTATAACACGATGGGAATAGTACTATGAGTGAAGAAATAAAGCCAAAAAAGGAACGTAAGTTTTTAAAGGCATTAGGAAAAATCGGAGAGGTTTTGATTCAAGAACTTTTTTTCAAAGTAGGGAGCAATTTGATTCGAAAGATTGGAGGCAAAAAAACTTTGCCTTCAATTCTTTTTATATTCCTTTCCCTCACCCTTTTCGCCCAATTCCCAAACACATTGAACAAACAACGTCTTGGTTTCCAGACCACGGGCGACGGGCTTGTTTGGCGTGGTGCATTGTCCGACACGGCTTCCATTCAACCGGTAAACAATCAAAACGCATGGGTTATTCTTGATACGGTAAATTTAAAAATGTACTCATTTGATTTTACCTCCAACGTTTGGAACTTGGTAGGCGGTGCATTAGCCATGCCTTTCGATTCTATCACCTTTAACACTGCAAAGAATGGCACAGTAGGCGTGGGTGAAGTTGAATACAATGATACACAAGGCTCTCTTATACAAGGATTAAAGGGAGGTAATGTTACCAATGTCATTGGTCAACAATTACACCAAAGAGTGAATAATCGCACTGGAGCAACACTTAATAAAGGTGATGTCGTTTATTTATCAGGAAGTCAGGGTAATCGAATAACAGTGGCAAAAGGTTTAGCTGTTACGGATGCTTTTTCGGCTAATACTTTTGGTGTAGTTGCTGAAAGTATTGCGGACAATCAAAGCGGATTTATTATTACTGAAGGCTTAATAACAGGCTTAAATACTTCAGCCTTAACAGAAGATAGCGCGGTTTATTTGTCTCCAACGGTTGCAGGTGCATTGACTTCAACAAAGCCTCAAGCACCACAGCATACAGTGTATATTGGCGTGTGCGTAAAGAGTAATAACGGTTCGGGGGAATTGTTCGTTAAAATAAGAAATGGGCAGGAACTTGACGAGCTTCATGATGTTCGAATAAGTAGCCCAGTAACAGGTGCTACTTTGTTTTATTCAGGTGGATTATGGCGCGACACAACGGCAGCCCTTTTGGTTAGTGACACGGCTTCCATGCTTTCCAATTATGCAACAAAAGCATACGCGGATACAACGGGAAGGTTATACGCAAGACAGGACTATACGACAGGCGTAACGTCTTCAACTTTGACATGGACACAAAGTGACACTTTGATTCCTGGGGGAGTTAATGTTGTTCAAGTGTATCGTAATGGACAAATATTATTGCCTTCGCAATACACAATACCAACGTCAACAAGCGTGGTAATTGCAGCTTCATCATTTAAAGTCAATGATAATTACACGGTTATTTTTCCGCGTGGTGGCGGTGCAGGAAGTGGTGGAGGATCGGGCAGTTTAACATCAATTTCTGCAGGTACAGGAATAACAGTTAGCCCAAATCCAATAACAACGACTGGAGTAGTTTCGGCTGACCTCAGTGTTTTAATGGAATTGACAGATACATCATTATTGAACCTTACATCAAGATTCAACACAAAGCAAAATACCTTGGTATCTGGAACAAATATCAAGACGGTAAATTCAAATAGCTTATTAGGCTCAGGAAATATAAGCGTTGGAACATTGGTTGCGGCTGATACCGTTTCGTTATCCAACAGAATAAATACAAAGTTAAATTCAACTGACACATCTTCGTTATCTAATCGAATCAATCTTAAATTAAACGCTTTAGACACGGCTTCCCTTTCCAATAGGATAGACGCAAAAGGTACGGGTACTGTTACAAGTGTTGCCACGGGCTACGGTTTAACAGGTGGAACAATTACAACAACGGGTACTTTGTTACTTGATTCAGCCGTTGTATTTTCGCGAATAAGGGATTCCATTGTTGACGTTGCCATTGGGAATGATACCATAAAGATTTTAAAACAGGAATACGCACCAGCCACAACAAGCGTTTTAACTTGGACAATTACGTCAAAGTTTCCGATTCAATCAAAGGCATTTATTTTGGTTTTCAGAAATGGTCAGCTTCTTATTAATGACCAATATAATTTAACTGATACTAATAAAATTACCATTGTTTCCAATTCCTTTAAATCAGGGGCTAATTACACGGTGGTCACGGTTTCTGGCATTGGTTCGGTTGGGACGGGGGTGTTTCCAAACCCCGTTTACCCTGAGGCAGGGATAGCGGTATCAACAGGCAGCGCGTGGGCTTCAAGCATTGCAAATAATTCAAGCAATTGGAACGTCGCATTCAATGACAAAATAAACAATGCTGAGTTCTCAGGAACAAATACAAAGACGTTGACTTTGACCCAATATGACGGGGGAACATTTACGCCAACGTTTACCGACTTGCAAGGGGTGACAGGCGTAACGGCAGGAACAGGTTTAACAGGTGGAACGATAACAACCACGGGCACGGTGGCGGTTGATTTTACCACGGTTGCACCTTTAGCGAATCCCACGTTTACGGGCACGGTTTCGGGGATAACGAAAAGCATGGTTGGATTAGGCAATGTGGATAATACTTCAGATGCAAATAAGCCCGTATCAACGGCAACGCAAACGGCGTTAAATGGTAAAGAAAATACTATTACAGCAGGAACGACAGGACAATATTTTAGAGGAGATAAGACATTTCAAACCTTAGATAAAAGTGCGGTTGGCTTAGGAAATGTAGATAATACTTCGGATGCTAATAAGCCCGTATCAACAGCAACACAAACGGCGTTGAATGGTAAACAAAACACATTAACCAACCCAGTCATGGGCACGGGAACAACAAATACTTTGCCATTATTTACAGGGTCTTCAACTTTAGGAAGTTCAGTAATTCAAGAAAGTGGAAGTAACATTGGAATAGGTAAAACTCCTTCGGCAAAATTAGATGTTAATGGAGATTTACATACAAATGGAACTTCTTATAATTTTAATAATGTAAATAACAGAAATGGATATTTATACTTTGACCATTCTGGAGTGCAAGTTTGGAAATTTGGATTATTTAATGACAATAACAGTACCCTAAGTTTAGGTAATGGAGGTAATTTTAATAGAATATTTAATATAGCAAACAATGGGAACATTGGCATAAACGATACAACGCCTTCATTTGCCCTTGATATTAATGGTAGTTTTTCATCAAATGGATTATTTAGATTTGGAGGCAATACAAATTATATAGAGCATAATTTTGATAATGGTGGATTTTATAGCGAAATATATGGTACAACATCTAATAATAGGCATATAAGATTTCAAGGTTTAAATGACGCACAAACAAAATATACATCAATAAATTTATATGCAGGGTTATCTACTATAATGTTTAAAACAGATGAATTTAACAAAATGGAATTAACTAATAATTTATTAGTTATTAATGAAGATTCTCAGGATACAGATTTTCGCGTTGAAAGTGACGGTAACGCTAACATGGTTTTCGTGGATGCGTCAGCCAACCACGTAGGCATTGGCACAAATGCGCCTGATAAAACGCTTCATGTAAACGGTGAGGTAAAAATTGCAACGGTAACTGCAACGCCTTCAAGTTTACTTGGTAAAGATGGAAACAACGTCGTTGGCACGGTTACATTAGGAAATACTTTAAATTTAACAAGCGGGACATTAAATGTTAATAATAAAATTACAGATATAAATACATCTACATATAGTATTACATCGACCGATTATTATATTGATAATAAAAATAGTTCATCAACTACTATTATTTTACCATTAGCAGGATTAAATATATTTAGAGAATTAAAATTTAAAAATTCATCTACGGGTTCTTTAATAGCAAATGGAAATATTATTCCTTTAAGTGGAAGCGGAACGACAACGACAATATTACCAGCAACTAATGCTAAATGGTGTACATTAGTAAGTGATGGTACTGATTGGCGAATAATGCAAGCAAACTAAAAAAACATAAACATGAAACAACTCCTTTTCCTCCTCCTTTTCCCTTGCCTTGCCCTTGCACAATATCAAGGCAATGGAAACCAAAAGATAACATTGGGCGAACAAACGACTGCCGATGGGTTGATTTGGCGAGGTGTGGCTGCTGATACAACATTGACGGCAAAGAGCGACACAGCGGCTTATTTTGTGCTTGATACGGCTAATTTAAATTTGTATACCTACAAGGCTTCTGCAACTGGGCGAAAGTGGCGGCAACTTGGAGCGGATACTGCGGCTATTGCCTATGTTAATACTTATGGAACGCAAACGGTAAACGGGGCAAAGACATTTACAAGCGCACTCACGGCAACAAGGTTTAATCTTAATCCAACGGCAAACACGGCAACGGGAAATGGTATGTTTTTACCAGCAGCAAATACACTTGGATTTTCAACTAATGGATTAAACAGAGTTACAATAAATTCAAATGGCAGTTTTGGCATTGGAATAACTCCTGGAACTTTTGAAGGGTTAACTTTTCCTGACCCATTTTTTGATGTTGCTGGAAATATGCAATTAAAAGGTACAGCAGCAAATGGATTTTCTAATTTATCAATGGGAGGATTAACACACAGAAAAGCAGGTATATTTACTTCAATAGATGGTGAATCTCCTTATTTAAGTTTTTACGTTGCATCAAGTTATAATAATTCAAATGTATCATTATTAATGTATGCAGATTCTTTGCAACGTTTAGGTATTGGAACTACAAGTCCAAGTTCACGTTTAGTTGTTAAAGGTGTTGATGGTACAAGTTCTTATTCATCATTAAATGTTACTAACTCATCAAATGCTTCATTACTATTTGTTAGAAATGATGGAAATATTGGCATTGGAACTACGAGTCCAGCTAATACATTAAGTATTTATGGAACCAATCCTTCAACAGTTTATCAAACAAGTGGAACAGGTACAGGCATTAATAACGGATTTTACGTGGGTCATACAGCTAATGTAAGTTATTTGTATAATTATAATAATTTTCCAATTGTTTTGGCAACAAACAATTCGACAAGAATGACTATTGCAAGCGGAGGTGCAGTTACTATTAATGATTTAGCTGGCACAGCAAGTAGGGCAGTAAATGCAGCGGCTGATGGCACATTAAGTGCTGCATCATCTATTTTAATTAAAGAAAATGTTGAAAATATAAATTATGGTCTATCAGATGTTTTAAAATTAAATCCTGTTATTTTTAATTATATTGATAGAAATAAATGGGGTGAAGGTAAGGATTTGGGTTTTGTGGCGGAAGATGTTATGAATGTTATTCCAGAAGCAACAGGAGTAATGAATAATTCAGATATATATTTTGATTTACAAAAATTAATCCCAGTTCTAACCAAAGCCATCCAGGAGCAACAAGCCCTTATAAAAGCCCTTGAACAAAGAATTATTAACCTTGAAAATAAATAAAATGAGATACCTATTTTTATTTCTTCCCTTGTTTTCTTTTGCGCAAGACGTCGTAAAAGACACCGTTTACATTCAAAAGCAAGGAAACATTTATTACAT